TGCTGCTCAGGACTGAGCGCCCCCACGTTCATCTTGCCAAGCGCCTTCGACCACTTTTGGGCTTCTTCGAGGATGTTCTTTCCCGTCAGCGAGTCGATGAGCGACTGGACCGCATCCTTGCCTTTCTTGACCGCTTTCGTGGCGCCTTTCAGCCCCTGCTCGACCTTCGGCGCCGCGTGCGCCGTGGCGTTCATGGCCATCGCCAGATTCGTCCACCCCAACGCCGCATCTGGGCGCGGGCCTGAGGCAAGGTCGATGTCCGACGTGCGGCCAGACACCAGCCCGCGCGACAACGCCTCACCGCGCGCGCCAGCTGCCGCTTCATCGGCGATCCGCGCGGCCGAATCGACCGTGTCCTTGCCCTTCTTCAGAAGGTCGTCAAACCACCCCTTCACCTTGGCGACGAACTGCGCGATCTTGTCCATCGCATCCGTCACGGCGTCCGGCAGGATGGACTTGAACCAACTCGCAAACCCCGACAGCTTGTCCTTCACCATCGAGGCCACGTCGCTGGCGAACTTTGACACTGTCGCCCAGAGTTCCTTCAGCTTGTCCCACGCCTTGTCGATCCACACCCACCAGTCGTAAAACGCGGCCACTACCACGTCTTTCACGATGCCAGCCAGCTTGGAGATGATGTCCCACAGCGCCACGCCGTGTTCTTTCAAGCCCTGCCACGCCGCGACCAGCATGCCAACCGGCGGAATGAGCATCCCCATGACCTTGGCGGTCGCTTCCCAGCTGCCGGTCAGGGAGCGCACCGCTGCCGTCAGCGCGATCACTCCCCCGATGATGAGCGTGACCGGGTTCGTCAGGAACGCCACCGCTACCGCGACGGCCTTTGCCGCAAGCTCGAATGCCGTCAGCCCGTGGACGAGCACTGTCAGCACCGGCGTGAAGTTGGTGAAGACTCGGAACGCTGCGGCCACGCCCCCAGCCGCGAATGCACGCACCAGCGCCGCCACGCCGCCACCGACGGATGCCAATGCGCCGCCAACACCCACCAAACCGTTGAGAACGGCCGTGCCGCCGAGCGCCACGAACGCCTTCTGGAGCAGCCACACCTCGGCCGTCAGCACGATCACCTTGCCGGTCAGATCCTTGAACCAACCGGGCGCACTGTCCCACGCGTCCTTGAGCTTCGCCACGCCGTTGGCTGCGGCCACGAACGCGTCACCCATCAACTTGGCCGCTTTCTCAAGGTTCGGCAACAGGTCCGTCCGCAGCTTCTCCAGAATGCCAAAGCCTTCACCTCGGCTCAGCGTGTCAGAGAGGATGCCCCATGCCTTCTGGATGCCTCCGACAACGGGGCCAGCCAAGCTCTGCATGATGGACACCGCGTCAGCCACGAACCCCTTGAGCGAGCCCTTGATGCTGTTGAACGTGTCCGTCTCCCAGAAGTCGTTCATCTTCCGCACCGCATCGCGGAAGGACTCGAAGACCGGGCGGAACACGTCCGCTGCCGTGATCGACACCGCGTCCGACAACGTGGAGATCACGCCCTGCCACGTCTGGGCCTGCTTCTTCATGGCCCCCGTGTTCTTCTCCAAGCTCTTGGTGAAGATCTCCCACGCCTTCGCCGGGTCGCTCTTCGCGACCTTCTCCATCTCCCGGCGCACCTCAGGCGTCAGGACCGCAAGTTCCTGCAAGCGCATCGCCGCCTCGCCGAAGGGCTGGCCCCCCTTCAACATGGCGTACGTGCGCCCAATCCAGAACGAGAGGCTTTCAATGGGCGCCTGCGTTGCGGCCGACGTGTCACCGAAGAGGCGCAGGTTCTCCAGCGTGTTCAGGGCCGACCCCCCGAACACTTGCAGCTGGCGGCTGGCGTAGATGATTGGCCCGGTCTCGAAGGGGGTTTCCTTCGCGAACTCGAACAGGCCGCGAACGTGTGCCTGCGCCTTCTCGACTGACCCCATCAGGGTCGCGAACTGGAGCGTGGTGGTCTCCAGCGTGGCGTTCATGCCGATGGCGCCGTTGTAGACCCCTTGGAAGGCGCCTGCCAGCGTGTCCATCGCGACGTTCACGCCAGCGAACCGCAGCATCGACTTCAGGCCAACTTCAGCCTGCACGCCGATGTTCCCCATCATGTTGTTGACGGCGTTGCCGGAGCCGTACACCCGTTCGAGCAGGCCGTTGACACGACTCAGGGTCGCCGTGGCCTCGTCGCGCATCCTCAGCGCGCCTTCAACGGTGCCGAGATCCACGTTAGCCACTGGCGACCCATTCGATCAGCGGCGGGCACTCGCAGCTTCGATCTTGGCCCGCTCTTCTTCCATCACCGCGATGACTTCCTCAAGCACCGCCACTGGACAGGCCAGATACTCCGGCCAACTCCACCCCATGTACTTGCAGACGATCACGCCACTTCTGAGGGCGTGCTTTCGGACTTTTTTCCCGAGTCGTCCGTCTCCACCGTGACCGTCGCATGCGCGTCGATGGCCGACTCCAGCGCCTCGAACACCGGCTGGCGCATCTGCGCCAACGTGCTGAGCGTGATCGGGAGCGTCTTGCCCCGGCGATCACACAGGTTCCAGTCGATCACGTGCATCAACACCCGCATGATGCGCGGCTTCGCCATGTCCAGCGACACACGCACGTTCCGCGCCGACGCCTGCCCCGGCGCGGGCATGTTGCCATCGTCGTCCTCGCCGGGCGACAGGTACTTCAGCCCCGCGTTCTGGAGCTTGGTTGCCTCACCTATGGTGAGTTCCTTCTTGATCTCGACCCAGAACTTGCCGCCGAACAACTCGACGCGCGCCGTGTTCTCGGACGGATCGATGAGCAGATCCATGTACTCGGTCATCTCTCGCCTCCTCTGACCATTCCCGTTCACGCGGCGTGCCGGAAACGACAAAGACCGTCTCCCCAGCGCGCTGGCAGGTGGGCCATGTGGTGAGCGTCAGGCCGCTTGGTTTCGGCACAACCACTCCCACGGTGAGCTTGGGGTGATCGGCCCACAGCGGATCGCACGCCAGTTCGCTGACGCCAATCCTCCATTGGCCATCCTCGTCCCCAAGGTTCGCTGACCACGGACCGAACCGACCGACGGGCTGGTAGCCCACGAACAGCACGCCGGTCGGCCCAGAGACCGACAGGCTCCTGAACATCACTCGCCTCTCTGCTCAGGAACTTGTCAACTGGTCGCGATCTTGCCGAAGAAGCTCCACTCTCCGGCGGCGACGAAATTGCCGGACATCTTGACGGCATCGCCAACGGACCCCGTCATGCTCAGCGAGAGCCACGCCGGGCCATACGCGTACGTCGTCAGGTCGCCGTAGGCCGGGTAGATCCACATCTTGCACCCGTCGGCCGACGCGCGCGCCTTGTGGAACGTCTGGAACGCGAAGTCGAGGAACGCCGAGAGGCTCCCGCTGATGTTCGGGAGTCCCTGCACGTAGCTCTTGTTCGTGTGCCCCACGGCCGTCACTTCCGTGGTGTCAGTGGCCATGTCCAGTGACCAGTCGGTCACCGACAGGGCAATCTCCGGATTGCCCGTTCCACTCTGGCTGATCAGCAGGCGGCTGGTTGAACCGTGATAGACGCTCGGCATGTCTGTTCCTCCGCGCGAACGAGGGCATCATACACGGTCTGCGCCCGCGTTCGCCAGCTGTGATTCGCCACCCGGCGAACCAGTTCACGCGCCACACGTTGCCGACCGACCTCGTCGGGCAACCAGCGCCGTACCAGTGCATCCAGTTCCGCCGCCCCTAGGAACGTCGGCACCAGATCTCCGAAAATCTCCGTCAATTCCGCCCGATGATCGGACACAAAGAAGCACCCCGTCGCGGCCAACTCGAAGCATCGCGGGTTGAGGCTCTCGGCCGTCACGTGCCGACGGTGCAGGTTGATCCCCATCTTCGCCGCTCGGTACAACTCCACCGCGCGCGCGTTGTCCGTCACGCCGTTTTTCACCAGCGGCTCAAGCTCCGTGCCCTTCAGCGCATCCCACGTACCGTACAGGCCGATATCGTACGACCGGTCCATCTTCTGCACCAACTCCACACGCTCAGGCCAGCCGGTCCCCACGAACACGATGTCATGGCGCGGCGTGTCGTCAGGCACCGGCACGTTCGGCGTGTGCCGCTCCACGTGGAACGCATGCGCCACGTAGTACGTCTGCGGGTTCACTGTTCTCAGTGAATCCGCCGAGACCCGCTCGTTGGTGAATACCACGTTCGCCAAGCTCGCCAAGAGGCTCTGCTGCTCGTCCTCGTACGGAGACTCCGTCAGGAACAACGCCACCTTCACCCCAGCGCGCCGCAGGTAGACCAGCACGTCCGGGTGGAAGAACATGCCGCACATCAGAAACACCCAATCCGGAGCCAACCGGAACGTGCGCTCCAGCAGCCCGACGCTGGCGCGGTAACACACGTCGGCAGGCGTGTACGCCGGCACCGGCGTCTCGTCGCCCGCGCCCTGGCGCTCCGCAATCTCCTGATCGCGCATGAAGGCCAGCCAGCGGTCCTCTCGCTCGATCCGCGCGCCAAGGTGATACCGCCGGCACTCGACGCCGGCCTGCTCCAACCCCCAGCGCAAGCCGTCAGCCACGTCCTTGACCGACCACGTGACGGCCGGATCGACCATCAAGATCTTCACGACTCGACCCCTCGCTCCCACGAATGCTTCGGTCGCCGCCGCTTCGCCTCGCTGCGATTCACCTCAGTGGCCATGTCAATACCCCAGTCGGCGCTGCCAGAAGTAGAGGTCGCCTTGCGGGTGAACCTCTTTACACACGACTGACCCCCGCAGCACGTCGCGCACGACCTGCCACTCGACGTTGCCGTAGTACTCGCCGTCGCGCAGCGCTGCTCCATCCACGGACGAATGCGGCGCACGCGGCTCCGTGGCGCACGTCACGATCAACAGCCCTGCGCCACTCACCCAGTGCTGCATGCGATCTACCAGCGCCGCCGGAGTCGGGTCATGCTCCAGCACCTCACAGCACACGACGATGTCTGGCGCGACCTCGGGCGTAAACGTCATCGCGTCCGCGACCACGTCCACGCCGGGGCCGTAGGTCAGGTCCACGCCCACGTACGACGCCGCCCCACGGAACAAGGGCCGCACCGAGCCGTTGATGTCTCGCGACCCGACCTCGACCACATGGCCTCGGAACCCCTCGGCCTGCGCCGACAGCACGCGCCGCACGAACTGGTACGCCTCGACGTGCATCAGAACCGCCTCCACGTCCGAATGTTGACCGCCACACGATACCGACCCATCGAGTCTGGGCCAAACGGAATCGGCGTCTGATCCAACGCCACGCACAGATAGGTGGCGCCGTTCACCGTGCCGGTCATCCACCCACGCAGAAACGCGTACATCTGCTCGGCCGTCGTAATGGCCGACTGAAGATCAAGGTTTCGCACCATGATCTGCGCGTTCGGCCGGTCAAACCCCGCGTTGCCGCCAAGGGTATACTCCGGGCCTGTGCCGCTGGAGGCGAGGACAGCGGCACAGGCATCCGGAGTCTCGGGCATGCGCCCCGCGAACAGGGTCACGCCAGAGGCGCCGAGGCCGTTGTCAGCCAAGAGCGTGACAATGTCATCGAGAATCATTGCCCCACCTTCTGGCCCGAATCGACGCCATCGCAGAGGATAGGATCGTGTTCGCGCCGGTGTTGCGCCGGTCGCTTCGCACTGTCCACCAGTACCATCACCGCCCCCGCAAGGTCTCGTCGAACAACAGCCGGGCGTGCTTCAGCAGACGACGCCCGAAGTCCCGCTTCGCTTCCTCGAAGGGAATCTCCAAAAACTTTGCCTGCCCCGAAGCATGGCGCATCTCCAAGTCTTCGTGGATGACGTACGCGTACGACACCACCTCGGTGTTCGTCTCGCCGCCGATGTTCCCCACACCGGCCGGACCGCCAGCGCCGAACCGCACCTCAACCGCGCGCGCCGTGATCTTCGGCGGGCGCTCCACGTGAATGCTGGACCGCAGATTCCCCGTGTCCACCGGCGTCAGCTTCTTCGCCGACGTGCAGATCTCCTCAGCCACGTTCGCCAAGGCACTCCCCAAGCGCGACGGCACACCTTTCGTCAGCCGCTCAATCCCACGCGTCATCTCTTCCGTGCCGCGCCAGAACGTCGTCCCGCGCTGCTTGTCGGCCGCGCGGATCATGCGGTCACCACCGTCTCGTGGTGCGCCCCATGCGCATCACTGTGGCGCGTCACGCTCACGATCGGGGGTTTTGACCCATCAGGCAGGGTGATCTCGTCCAGCACCGACAC